CGTCGTCGCCTTCGATCGCGGCATTGGATGCGCTTGCGGCTGCCAGCGTGTCGATCTGCCATTCTGGCGTGCGGGATTTGGTCTTGCCCTTCTTACACATCGAATAGAACGGCGTTTCAGTTGGCGAGATGTTGCTGATTACGTCTGATAGATCCTCGCGAATGCCAGTCATGGCAAACGTTTGGACTGCGCCTGTAGGTACTGCCATTGTCCGTAGTCCTTAGAGTAGGCCTTCGAGAGCGTCGCGCGCATCTTCGAGAGAGCCGGATTGCTGAAGCCGCTGCATGCCATCCTGTGACCTGCGATTGGCTGGATTGCCTTGTCGTGCTTTTCCCTTAACCAGCTTCGGTTTAGCCTTTACAACCTTTACGGCTGTCTCTTTGGCTGCCGACTGTTCGCGGTACGCAAGCGCATCTTTCAACACGCTGTAGAATCGGGAATCATGCACGGTATTAAGTGTTTCTTCGTCAATGCCGTAATGCCGTGAAGCCCCGTCACGCACCTTGTGCGCGCCGGCTTCCTCTTTCAGCTCTGGCCATACCTCAAACAACTTCTGCTGTTCGCGGGCGAATTTTGCCCTGCCGACAGCCTCTGTTCGTTGATGAGTTTCTTGCTCAACACGCTGGCGCTCGGCTTGCACATGCTGGTGGTGCTGCGCCTGTGCCTGAGCGTGCTGCTGTTGATTGAAATACATCTCCGGGTCGTAGTCCGGAGAATTGGGATTGATTAGATCTTGGTTTGGCGCCATCGGCTGAAGCTGTTGCTCCAACTGTTGCAAGCCGAATAGATACTGCTGCCCAACCTCAACCGCTTCCATGATTGCGCGATCATAGTCGGGCGGAGGCGGCGCTGTGGCGCGAACGTTTTCCAGCTCTGCTTGAAGATCTTGCGCGCGCTGATAGCCTTCGAATACTTCGGTTGCTTTTAAGCGTTGCGGCTCTTCGCCTTCAGCGGCAGGCGGTAGCTCAAAATAGTCTTCGTCGTCATCGTTGTCAGCTTCGGCCTCTTTGGCCGGGTCGTCTGCATCGGCTTCCTTCGCTGGCTCTTCGGTCTCTTCAGCGTCTCGGCCAGCCTCTTCCTGATTGGCTTTGAATCGGCCTTGATCGTCACGATCGCCGTTAGCAACCTCTAGCTCTTCGATGTCCGGCATGTGCAGTGCGGCGCCTGATAGGCTCTCGTCTTGGGCGTGTGCTACATCACTCATTATTTTCCACCTTCTCCAGCCTCTGCTTGGCGCTTTCGCCTGCTGTGATTATCGATCTCATATCTTTCTTCAGCTCTCGCATCGCCCGTAATTTCAGGCTTTCGCAGTGCATTGCATCAACATCATTTGCGTCACACTGCGCGATCCGATCCACGCACTTTGATTCGTACACGTCGAAAAACTTCTGAACTTCAGCATGCATAAAAAAAGGCGCCAGACCTTCCGATCTGTACGCCGTATCAACTAGCCGGTCGTCTCGGCTTCTGCGTTGCCTGTCGCTCATCTCGGCATAAACCCTTGCTCCGCAGGCGGCTGCATTTGAGTTTGCTGTGATTGCTGGCTAATCATCTGCACAATCCCAACGAGTGCTTCTGTCGGCATCGACTGCAGCGCTTGCAACGCGGCTGCCCGTGCTTGATCTTCGCCGCCCTGCCCTTGCTCTTGCGGCGAACCTTGTCTCATTAGATCTTGAGGCTGTTGGTTCATCATGCGTTAAATCTTCCGTTTGTTTCGTTGTTCAAGCGTCGAGCCGACCGCCTGGCCGATCTTCTTTTAGTTTGGCGTCTTCCGATGCCTTTGACTTTGCAAGCTCGAGCTCCTGCCCTGTCCGCCAACGTGCGAGCTCCATTTCAGCTTCCATTCGGGCATATGCTAACTGTTGCTCACTCTCGATGCGCATCGCTGCAATCTCGCGTTCGCTTTGCAACTTGGCTTGATCCATCTCGCGTTGATGGGCGAACTTCATTTCCGCAATTTTCGTGTCAGTTTCGAGCTTTGCGCCATTCATCTGCTGATCAAACTGCATTTGCGCTTGGCTCTGTTGTGCCTTCTGCTGAGCTTCAGCCTGAGACAGTTGGACCTTGGCCTGAGCTTCTTGCTGCGCTAGTTGCTGCTTGGCCTGAGCTTCTTGCTGCGCCAGTTGGATTTTCGCCTTGGCCTCTTCTATTGCAGGATCCGGCTGTTCGCTTGTGTCCGGCGGCTGCCAGTCGTCTTCGATCTCTTTGAAGAACCGCTCCGGCTTTTTGAAACCCGCTTCACGTGCAATCAAGGCGAGCGTCTCGCGATATTCCTTAATTGAGCAAATCGGGTTGTCTGGACCGGTGGCCAGCAATATTTCCTTCTGCTCATCTTTGATCAAGATCAGCTTGGCAATCCGCGCCTCGCGTGTCTCAGCAGCCTGTCCGATGTGAACCGTAATCCGGGCGTCTTCAGACCATCCACGCGGGTCAAATTCAGCTTGCTTGCCTTGCAGCTTCAACATTCGAGGCTGGTCTTGGTGCGCCACAGATAGCTTATACATGCGCGTAAAGATGCGTTCGACACCATGGCCCAACCAACGGCCAATCAGTTCAAGCCGTGAATTCGCTGCAGCCTGTAAATTCTCAATGCCGCCCTTGGTATCCGTGATCGCCTTGGCTTTGAGGCCTTGCGCGTGGCGGGTGATGCCTGTGGCTTCCTCGGACCGTTGGTCAAAGTATTCCAAGGCAGCATAGGCAGATTGCGAAACGTCGGGCGTGATCAGCTCGTTAATTGCCAGATTAGGATCACCCTCGCACTTGATCACGTCGCCAATGTCATGGTCGAGAAGCTGATTGATGCCCTCTTCACCTAATGCGTTTGTGTTGACCACACGACGCGGCGCCAAGGACTGAGCCAAACTATCCAAGAGCTTGCGCGTGATAACCGTTCGAATCTTCTGGATATCCAGCACGGTATCAGTGATTGATCGGCCCGTGAGCTTGTGAGCAACCCGGATTGGAGACCAAGACACATACTCCGGCTCATCAACTTCGATGTTTTCGAGGATGGTATTCCCAACCCGCTTAACCTGTCGAAGTTCAACAATGCCGTCGCCGTCGTAGTCAATGCGAATGTACTCAGTCAGAAGATCAACTTTGCGCTTGTTCGCGTGGTCGTCCGAGTTGTCCCTTGCGTCTGAGCTTTCTTGTTCGTGCCGAGCTTGGCGCCTTGGGTCAGAGTCAAGATCATCTTCGCCGTTCGTTGCCTGGATACCGTAATTCGATGGATCAAGGTCGTGAGCTTTGTCTTTGAATTCTCTGCAAAGCTCTGAGACGAATTCCTCGGACTTGCGTCGCAGATAGTCAGATTTATCAACCGACGACGCACGGCTTGAATAAGCCATCTCTTCAGGTGGTATCTGCTCAACAACCATCCGACCGTTCGTTGGCGTGTGGCGAACCTCTAGTTCCCAAAGTTGCTCAAGCTCATCTGAATCTTGCGCGATAATTTCGTATTCAGGGTTTTCCGTGTACTCCATCAGCCTTTCGGCTGGAACGTTCTTGAGTATCTTGCGTTTCGGTGTGGCGTCTGCCCATGCAATGCGAACCCAACCGATGCGCTGAAGCATGCCGTCAAATGCGAAGTCGTGAAGGATCTCTTCGCCTGCATTTTCCTTAAAGAAGATGTGACTTAGATATTCACCGATCTGGTCGCCAAGTTGCGGGTTATCGCTTTCATTATCTTCAACCGTTACCAGCTCATCATTGCCGATGAACAGGCGCATCAGATGCGGCATAGACCAGTTGATGGCATCTTCGACGTCATGCGTGACGACCTGAGAACGGCCCTCTACCTCGTCGCCGTATTTCTCAGCATAGTACCGCTCCATAGCTTCGGCTTGGACTGTGGCGAGTTCCGATGAGAAGAACGATGCAGAGTCGCGGTCCTCCTCACGGAGTACGGCCAACAGCTCTCGCTCGTCCATCTTCTTTGATGGCGCGTTATCTAACATTTGGTCTCGTTTGTTTGGGTTAGGTTAGATTAGGATCGAAGCGCTCATATAAAGGACGTGGCGCGGCGTACATAACAGGTGCGGCGGCTGTGAACGGGTTGGCACTCATCAGATTTGGGTCGTTGATCTTGGATGGGTCGAAGGCGGCGTTGACGTCTCTATATTGGTTTGGCTCATAGGCGACATACGTCATATGCTTGCCGTGAGGGAGAGCTAGGCCGTCGTATCCTCTACCTATCAGCTCATCGACCCCCATCCGGTCGTATTCGTCCCAGCCGGCTGGCTTCTTGATACGTTGAAACATTTTCTTGATGACGCCGTTGCCCTGAGCCCCGACCTCGCCCGCCTCTATGGACGCCTTGTCAGTTGTTGACCAATATTGCCCACCCCAGGACCTGTCTGGGTCGAACGCCGCGAAGTCCTTATCTGTGCCGTGATAGACAGGCGTGTCCGTATCAAAGCCCTGCTCTCGCGCCCGCGCCAGTCGTGCGTCTTGGCTCATGTCGAGCGCTACTGCTGGCGGTGTATCTGGCCTTGCCACACCAGACCTCAAAGCCGCCGCTGGAGCCCTGGTGAAAGCCGAACCCATTACAGCACCTTCAGCCATGTCCATGCCCGTCTTGCGTATGCTGTCAGTCGTCACATATCCCGGCGCTGCATTCGGGTCTTGGTCGTATCCCATTACTTGGCGCCAGCCATTATAGGCGCCCATCAATGGCTTGCCGAACATGGTTGCGGCCCCATCCAACAAAAACCCCGTGGGGCTGAATGGCATGCGCCGCTGCATTAGATCCTTCGGCGCCTTTCGCGTCGATTTTTGATCTGCAAGGCCAGCCATTATACAATTAAACCCTTATTTGTCGTATCAAGCCCTGATATCCAGCACTTTGCTAGACAAATCACGCCGTGGTGCCTAAACGTGGCTTGCGTCGCGGCTTGTCACCCGACAACGCTGGCGTAAACCCACACGCCCCAGTCATCAGCGCATCAGCCCCGTGAGATGCCCAATCATGCAGCGGCTCACTCGACCAAGTCGATCGGCGCTCATTCCAAGCCTTGCGGTAGTTATCGAGAACCGTGATGCCCTTGGCACATCGCTCTTCGTCTATGGCTGTCTTTGACAAAAACGAGCGCGCGGCCTCTATGGCGTCATTTTTGTTTTGAATACGCGGGACGACTTTGAATTTCAGCCCCAGCCCCTTAGCAACTTCGGCTGTAGACTTGGCGCCAACTGCTGCCCAGTCCCGGTTGTCAAGATCGTGCGGGCCGTAATGCGTGCCATAAACGTATCCGTATTTCTCCGTCTTTTCCCGCAGAATTCGGATGTAATAGTCAACCCCTTCGCCGCTGTCTTCGAAGTAGTCAATGAGTGCGTGACTGCCCCCGGCGCCTGCCTGGTGGAACCAAATTGAGGTACTGTCGTCAACCCCGATATCCCAAAACGTGTCTACCGGAATACTGCTATCCGGCGATATCTTGAGAATGCGTCCAGTCTCTCGGATCTTAACCATCTGCGTCTTGAAGTACGCGCCCTCTATGGACGCTGAGAAGGCTTCTTTGAGTGTCGCGGGATACTCGCGCCACATATCATCGGGACCGATCGTCCGGCGCTTGCCGGCGTACCAAGACTGCTGCTCTGGTGACAGGACAATCCCATCCTCTGCCTCCAGATTTTCAAAGTAGGTTGTTAGCTCTTGCGGGATAGGCCGATCGTCGACCTCTTCAACATACCCTTTGTGGGCGAACCACGGGAAAAAGTGTAGTTTGAAGTCTTGCTCTCGCAGCTTTCGACCTTCGAGCTGGTCTGCTTCCGCCTGAGACACCAAGTCATAGAAGTCGCCAGCCGCACCTTCTGCCGTACTTTCCACAAAGATCATCATGCCCTTGTGGACCGTGCCGAATGCGCCGGTTCTAATCTCCTTCGCCTTGTCCGGGTACTGAGCTGCTATCTTGCCGTATTCAGAGACATGTAAGATCTGAAGCGTACCGCCTCGGTGACTGGTCCCAACCAGAACACCGGAACCATTTGCCCATCTCAGTTCTTGTGTGTTCTCGACCGTTAGAGGCACCGCGTCACGCACTGACTGCGGTAAGCGATCATAGGCAAACTTGATCTTGGCTAGCTTGCGCTTGGCGTCATCTAAAGTGATGTCAACAATGCCGGCGTTTGTGTTTGGCCGGAAGATACATGTGTCCGTAATGAACACGCTGATCTCTGTTGAGAAACCTAGCT